ATTATTGTCCGCTGACCGCGCCCGGTGGGTGCCTTTTTTTTAAAAAAGTCACTTGACATATCGAATCAAATTGTCATTGACAAAAATTTAGTGAGATATAATTTTTTTAATCTATGAAAATCAGACAAAATAAATTGCCGGATATAATAGGCATAACTCGTCAGGCAATATCTCAGGCAAAGATGCAGGAGAAAATTGATTTTGATGAAAATGGATTTTTTAATACTCTAAATAAAAAAAATAAATTATGGCTTGGTTCAAAAGGGATAGATCCGAAAACAGGAAAGCAAATAGATATCCAGGAAGAAGTCAAAGAATTAAAGGAGAGATATAAAAAGTCAGAGCCAGGTCAAAAAAAAAACCATAAAAAAAAAGAAGTCATTCGAAAAGTAAATTCAAAATCTATAGATAGAATTTCCGGTTCAGATTTTTCTGTTATGACCAGATTGCCCGAAGCAATGTTAAATATGACACTTCGGGAACTGGCAATTAAACATGGAACCCAACAAGGATTAAAAGTCTATGTAGAAATTCTTGATAAATTAATGTCGGCAGCTCGAAAGGATGTTGATATTCAAGAGCGCAGAAAAAATTTACTACCAAAAAGTTTGATGCAATACATGTTTCAATATTTAGATGTTTTTAATAATCAGGTTTTCGATTTTGCCAAGTCAATCACGGCGGAAGTTATCAGTATTTCCAGGGCGGACGAAAAAAAAGCCAGGTCAAAAATTCCGGAAATGCTTACCGACGCCCTAAGCAAGCTGGCGAAAGAAAGTAGAAAAAATATTATCCGCGAATTGAATAAATATGAAAACGCATTGGAAAAAGAGGTTGAAGAGTGACAGTAAATTTAATCTCTCCAAACTACAGCGATATAGCATTTCTCCTAAACTCTTTCGATAATCTCACTGTTGATAAAAAAATCGAACTTCCATCAGAGTATATAGAACGTATAAGATATCTTCCGCCGGAACTCACGCGCAAACCAGGGTATCAAAATTATAACTATACTCCATACCTGCGCGAAATTGTAAACCATGGGAGTCCACTTTCCAGGATCCAAGAAGTAATTTTGGTGAAGCCTTCTCAGATCGGAGCGACAACCGGAGTGCTTGAGCCGTTAGTCGCTTATAATATCGGAGCTGATCCTAAGCCTCAGTTATTTATTACCGCAGACAAGGAACTTGCGGAGAAACAATTCGAATTAAAAATTGAAAGACTCATAGATTCATGCAATTTGAGAAATTTAATCAGGGCCCAAACCAACATTGGAAAAACACGGAAAACAGGAGACACGGAATTAAAAAAAGAATATCCTGGCGGATATCTGCACGGAATAGGTGGACGTTCTGGGTCACAAATGAGAATGACCAGCTATCCTTTCATACTTGTTGATGAATTTGAAGCGTTCCCGGCCCAGATAGGGAAAGAAGGCTCACCCAGGGGACTTTTTAAATCTCGGACAATGGGGTATGGAGAAGATTATAAAATTTTTTATATCACAACTCCATTGATTTTACAAACATCATTTATCTGGCCGCTTTTCCTGGAAGGTGACCAAAGGTATTTTATGATTCCTTGCAAACACTGTGGTGAATTCATTATTCTCAAATGGCAAATCCGGGAGAGTGAAACACAAACTGGAGATAAGGCAGGAATTATTTTTGATATTACAGAATCAGGTCGTCTGATTTCCGGGAGTGTAAAATACAAAACTCAATGTTGCGGTAAATTACTGGATAATGACGACAAGGCAATTTTCCTTGGAGACGGATTCTGGGAACCAACTGCGGAGCCTGTACACGATAAAATTGTGTCATATTTTCTTAACTCTCTTTACTCCCCGGTGGGTATGTATTCCTGGGAGCAAATGGCGCGGGATTGGCTTGAGTGCTGGGACCCGATAAAAGACAGGGTGAAAGATATCGATTTATATAAAACTTTTAGAAATACCAAACAGGGTCTCCCATGGGAAGAGATGGGACAGAGCCCTAAATATGAGCGTGTTATTGCGTATAGACGGCAATATGCCAGGAATCAAATTTTGAATCGGCAAATAATCCATGACACAGGATGGCCAATTTTATTATTGATTTGCACAGTTGATGTGCATGCCGACAATATCATGGTTGACATAAAGGGATTTTGTCCTGGGAAAATTTCATTCACTCTTGATTACCGAATTATCGAAGGCGATACGGCCAGCATTGAAAAACCAGTTTGGAGTGAATTGGAAAAAATTATCGAAGAGGAAATATGGATTGCAGACGATGGAAAAAAATACCGGATTCGGACAACTTTTATAGACGATGGTTATCGCACAGATGTAGTGAGAGAATTTTGCTCAAGGTATTCATCCGGAGTATACCCAGCAAAGGGAAATGAATATATTGCAGGCGGGTTAAATATTAAACAAATGTCGAAAGAAGTGATTGAAAAAGCTGGTTGCTTTTGCTATCATGTAAATACAACAATATTTAAAGACCAAATAGCATACAATTTCAAACGGAATTGGGACCAGGGAAAATTGCAGCCTCCTGGATATCCAAATTTCCCTAATGATTTGAGGGACGATTATTTTCGATATTTTGAATCAGAAATGAAGGTTGAAGAGATTGATAAAAAAACAAAAAAATTTACTAAATTTGTATGGCGCTTGATTTCACCAAACAAGGAAAATCACGGATTCGATACTTTTGTAAATCAACTTGCAGCATTAGAATTGATTGCTGACCAGGTTTGTACAAGAAAAATTGACGATGGCGGACTTGAACTTGATAGCATAAACTGGGATGCATTCTGGGACTATGCGAAAACGGGGGTTTATTATGAGACTTAAATTTATTTTGGATGATAAAAAATTGATGAGAGGATTTTCTGATTTTCCAAAGGCCAATGTGCGCTCAACCAGGGATACGCTAAATACAGTTGCGGCTATCTCGAGAAGAAATGCAATCGATCACGTACAGAGAGATTTTATTTTAAGAAATACATTTACAACTCGTAATATCCAGTTCGATAAAGCCGAGGGAGACATTATAAGTAAAATGGTTTCCAGGACCGGTGCAACCGAGCGCGCTGACTATATGGAAACTCAGGAAACCGGAGGAAAAAGAAAATTATCTTCAAAATCATCTGGCGGAACCGCAATTCCTCAAAAAACAACCAGACTGGGCAGGTCGGCAAGAAAAGAGGTTTCAAAAAGTTTTTATTTGCGCTCTATTCGAGGGAAATTGGTCCGCGGACGGATGAAAAAGAATTTTACATCTCACAAGGCAAGGTTTGTTGCTCGGGCGGCAGTTGCGCACAAAACCGGAAAATTTATCAAAAGAAAAAGTGGCGCTATTGTTGTCGTAAATCAATTCAGCAAATCTGGAAGAAATCGCGTAACTGCAAGCACCGATTTATTATACACTCTTTCAAAAGGGAGAATCTACATAAAACCAGATCCATGGCTCAGGCCTTCTATAGCTAAACCGGTAAGAGATTTTTTTAATATTTATAAATCAAATTTGCGGAAACTTTGGAAAAATGGAGAATTTCATTAAAATATACCCCATGTGATTCCCTCTCTTTTTCGTGAGCGATACATCCTCACATTGAAATTATGGAGCTTTCTGTTTTTCTCTATCCAATTTTTATTTTTAGAAATATTTTTTTCTCTGTTTTGCTGATAGGAAATTTTACTGGCCAACCTGTCGCAAAACTTGCATCTTGCCTGAAGATATCCTCTCCGTTTGTTTTGATAATTAAAATCATAAATTGATTTCAATTCTTTGCACATTGAGCAAGTTTTTTTATCAAGCTGCGATTTCATATGTAAATTATAAAAATGTTATGTCTCAATGTCAATAAAATTAAAAATGTTATGTCGTATTTGTTTTTTTATTTGACATACTTAAAGTGATATAGTTTTGTCGGCACATGGCAATTCTGATAACGACAAGAATAGCAGAAGTTGAATCTTTGATTTCTATTGTAAATACCGGAATAACGGAATTAATTTCATCCGGACATCAATCGTATGAACTTGATACGGGGCAATCAACGCAGCGAGTTCAGAGATTATCGTTGCAGCAACTTAGGGAAATGAGGAAACAATTTTACGAAGAACTAAACGAACTCAACTCAATTGCCGGCAATAATAGGAACGCTGTCACCATGTCACAGGATTTTTAATAAATGGGTATTTTTCAAAAAATAAAATCTGCAATACCTAAAATCAGAATCGCAAACGATTCTGAAAAAAATCAAAATTATAATTATAAAAATTCTTACGTGGGAAGCATTCTCCATGACATTTTCGACGGGTCCCCTTTCCCAGGTGCTTTTAATAACACAAAAATAAACTGGACAGATTACTATACTCTCCGTCTGCGCTCTCTCCAATTATTTCAGGAAAATCTTTATTGCAAGGGCCTTGTGCGCAGGTTAATCACGAATGAGATCCATACCGGATTAAATCTTGAGGCTCATCCAATAGCAAATTTGATAGGAATTTCCGAAGACGATGCAATTCAGTGGAGCGATGACAGGGAAATCGATTGGAAATTATGGGCCAACGACCCTGAGCAATGCGACTGGCAGAAAAAACATACTTTGCACGAATTGGCAAAAATCAGACGTCAAACAGCTCTAATTTCCGGAGATTGCCTGGTAGTGCAGAGGATAAATCAAAAAACAGGACTTCCATCTATACAATTAATCGATGGGAGACATATAAAAACTCCGTACGGAAAATCCGACAGCGCTCGGGCTGGAAATAAAATAATTCATGGCATAGAAATAGACCAAAATAATAGGCAAGTTGCATTTTGGGTTCAGGAGCCTGACAAATATACTCTTGGCGAAAATTATGGCGAAACAATAGATTTTACAAAATCTTTCAAAAGAATTCCGGCTTACGGAGAAAAAACAGGTCGCCGGATAGCATGGTTGACATATGGAACCGAGAGGACAAAGCTTGACGATGTCCGCGGTGAGCCTTTCCTGGCAATTGTTCTTTACATGATGAAAGAACTTTCCGATTACAGGGTATCAGAGCAACGGGCGGCAACCGTAAATTCTTTACTGGCATATTTTATAGAACGTGATTCTAATTCTCCGAGCATTGGCACAAATGCTGCCGATAGCACAGCTACAAGAAAAGGGTCACAGGAAATTACACAGCCTGACGGTTCAACCGGTGTCTGGAATTATGCAAAGGGTTTACCTGGTGTAGTTATGCAAAATCTCGGCAAAGGAGAGAAGCCGACACCCTGGAATCCTAACCGGCCAAATCTGAATTTTGGTAAATTTGAAGAGGTGATAATTGACGCGTTCGCATGGCTCTATCAAATACCACCGGAAATTCTCAGATTAAAATTTCAAAGCAATTTTTCAGCTTCCAGGCAGGCAGATAATGAATTTAGAAATTATTTGAAAGTTGCCGTGCAGCAAAATGGAAAAGATTTCTATCAACCGATTTATGAAACGCATACTTTACAATCAGTTCGACTCGGGCGATTCAACGCAAATGGCCTACTTGAGGCATGGCGTGACCCTGCTCAAAGAAATATTTATCTCGGTTGGATAAATTCTGAATGGACAGGCCTATCTAGGCAATCAGTTGATTTTAAAAAGGATGTCGATGGCGGGGCAAAGGCAATTGACTATGGATTCACGACACAGGATGAGCAATGCCGAAAATTGTCAGGCATGAGCTATAGACAAGTGCTTCAAACTCGAAAAAGAGAAATTGAGGCAGCGAGAAAAGCAGGTGTCAGCTTTGCATCGGAAGAAGATCAAAATAGAAACCCGATTATCCAACCTGGTGAAGAAAATAACCCTGAACAAAATCAGTTATTGCAAGCAAGAGTCAGGAAACTTGAAAAAATTATTTATGAAATGCAATCAAACTTTGATGAAATGGAAGAGAAACAAAATGAAATCGAGGTGGCAGTAAATGGCTAATCCGTCAGTAGTTAATGTTCCGGTAGGTCAATATACCAAGGTAACAACTGCGGTTGTTACCGGACAAATTTGGAAAATTATCGAGACAGAATATCGATATACTTATCGTCAAACCGGAGGAGCGGCTCCCACTGACCTTGACGAAGCTGTTAGGATTTTTAAGGATGACGATGAGTCCGACAATGTGGTTAATATTTCGGCAAATGAACAAATCGACATCTACCTCTGGGCAATTGGGAGCTCTGGCAAGGTAAGGGTGGACGTGTGAATGATATAGGAAACATAGGAAACGGTTCTTTACTCAAAAGACTTGACCACGCTCCAGTCGATGGCATAAATGGAATTGAGGGGAGCCTTGCTTATATTGTCGATGAAATTTCTTTACATAATCACAGCCAGGAAAGGTGGGTAGGGAAAAAAGGAACTCAAACAGCGACATCCTGGGCGGATGATGTTTTAACACCTTTTCGGGCAATATCCGGAAATAATACATACGGAGCTGACGCGAATGACGAAGCGAAAGTAATTGGTATTGATGACACGCCAATTATTTCAGGAAGCAAATATTATAATATCCATAGCTTACTTATTCATGCAGTATCGACAAGCACGGTTTGGAAAATTAGACTAATATATGGAAGCGGAACAATGGCCGAAGCAATAGCGGCAGGTAAATTTTCAACAGAAATGTTTTTATTTGACCCAGTAAATCCGCAATTGAGTGCAGGAATTCCGATGGATATTTCTTTGCCGAAACTTGCTTGTGGAGTTGATAAAGTATGGGTCCAGGCATGGAATATGACAGATAATGCGACATTTGATTTTACAGTAGGAATTCACGAATATCCAAATTAAAAAAAATGGATAAACCAATCGGAAACGGAAATATTTTTTCAAAATCTTTTTTGCCAGACATTGGAGATATGGCGTGGATAGATTTTGCAAATAAAAAAGTTTTTAGTAAAGAATGCTATGCTATATGTAAAAGATTTTTGATTGGTGCAAGTGCAACTGTAGATATCGTGATGGACCCTACCGGATGCACAAAATACCATATTATAATGCTCCCATTTTTGTTTAGCGCGTATGGTGCGGGGCCAATTTTTATAGATGTTTATTCCGGTCCTACGGTAACACCTGTGACTGGTACTATATGGGACGACCAAGAAAGATATCACGGAGCTGGCAATCCTCCCGAATTGATTTTTACATTAAATCCAACGATTACTGATCCAGGAACAAAGATGCCACCTGAGTTTTCTATTTTCTCGAATGGAACCGCAGCCATAGCCACAACCGGAGGACAGGCAACAGAGAATTTAATATGCAAACTGAATGTATCAGCGAAATATTTATTCAGACTTATAAACCAGGAAGGAAACCAAGCTTACGCTCATGCCGGGTTTAATTGGCTTGAGTTTGATAAACCATAGGAGAAATAATATGCCTTATAAAATTGTCATAGATGGAATTATTGGCGGATGGGAAATTGACGGACGATATATTCGCAATGAACTTGAAAAAGCTGGCGGCCAACCTGTATATGTTGAAATTGCGTCTCCTGGTGGATTTGTTTTTGATGGAATTGAAATTTATAATCTATTCAAAAATTACTCCGGTTTTGTTCACATGCACATTATCGGCCTGGCAGCCTCTATGGCGAGTTATATTCCTTTGGCTGGAAATAAAATTACAGCCGAAGAAAATGCAGTTTTTATGATCCATAATGTCTGGGGAGGAGTAATTGGAGATTACAGGGAATTTGAAAAACAAGGTCAAATACTTCAAGGGCTTACAAATCTTTTGGCAAAGGCATACGCGGCAAAAACAGGAAAGCCACTATCTGAGATCATAAACTTAATGGATGCTGAGACATTTTTTTTTGGACAAGAAATAATCGATAACGGATTTATCGATGAAATTATACCAGTTGGTAAAAAAGCTGAATCAAAATCTGATTCTCTATTGCTGGCAAAAATGCAGGTTGAAGATTGCTTTTCCAAAATGAAAAAATTTGAAAATAAAAAAAGAGAAGATATCCAAAAGGCCGCTGCAATGCTTAATCTCAATGTCCCAATGGCAACTATAAACGGATTTGATAATTCAGTCAAATTAGTTGATGAACCTTGGAGTAAATCAGAGTCAGAGCAGAGATGGCGAGACCATTCCGGAGTTAGCACAAATGATGATTTGCCGAACGCGAAATATAGGAAAAGATTTGTTTATTATGATTCAGAGAACCAGAAATCATTATCCGAAGGATACAAACTTCCCATTATGGATTATAAAAATGGCGAGTTCGTAAATATCGCGGCCGTTAGAAACGCTCTTTCAAGATTGCCACAAACACAGGGAATTCCACAGGATGAAAAAGATAAAGCGGAAAAAGTTTTGAAAAAATATCTTGATAAGTTTAATGATGAAAATGCTCTCATAAATTTTAATAATAAACCCGCCGAGTCGGGAAAAAAGGAGGGTTCTAAAATTATGAACTTAGACCAACTTAAGAAAGAACACCCCGATCTGTATAATAAAATTTTACAGGCGGGGATTGACAGTGAAAAGGAAAGATGGAAAGCGCATCTTGTTTGGTTCGATGCTGCCCCAAAAGAAGTAATTGAGGCAATAAAAAGTGGAGAACAGTTTACAAATGTTCATCTTTCTATTTATTCCAAGGCAAGCACAGCCAAAAAAGAGGTGCAAGCATCTATTGCTGAAAATCCGGGAAATATCCAAACTGAGACCGAACTGGATGACGAAGAACAAAAAGCAAAAGACCTCTTATCCGCAACACTTGCCCATTCCAAAAAGGGAGGCAATAAATAATGGCAAATCCAGAAATTACGAATAATGACAGTACGCAGATACCTGTCTTTAATCCAAAATACAAAGATGCCACTTTGGTATTTGACGGAGCTGACACATGGGCAAAAGGAACAGTTTTGGGTCTCAGAAAAGTTGCTGCAGGTGCCGTAACTCCGGATGCTGGAAATACCGGTGATGGAACGGTCACGGCTCTGGCACTTGCTCCAGGCGGTCCCGCAAAGGTCGGGAGCTACAATTTGGAGTGTACTTTTGCCGTAACAAATGGCGGTGTTTTCAAGCTTGAAGACCCGGATGGTAACATAGTTGCAGATAATCTGACATTGAGGGTCGGTGCCGGATTGGCAACTACATTCTCTGTAGGTGGAATTTCATTCATCGTAACAGATGGAGCCACAGACTTTGCGGCAGGTGACAAATTCGCTTTGGCGATTTCCGCTGTAAACAAATGGAAATTTTATGATTCCAGTTCGGTAGATGGATCTGAAATTCCGAGCGGAGTATTGCCCAGGGAAGAGGTTGCAACTGGAGCCGGAGATTCTTATCGTAGAATTTTAATTGGTGGCGAAATATCTGAAAGTCAGTTAGTATTTGACCAGGGAGAAACTATCAACGACACAATCAGAGAACAACTGCGTGATTATGGAATTATTACCAGGCCACAAACTGCACTTGATGCGCTGGATAACCAGTAAGGAGGTTATGAAATAAAATGGCAACAGATTTAACTTTAGAAAAACGCACGATGCTCGCAGCTTTCAAACAAAAGAAAGCGCCCACAATGTTTTTAGCGAGCTGGTTTAAGACAACTTCCAGGGATATGTTCCGTAGCCGTAAATGCGTCATTGACGTGAAACGGAACGAGGAAAATATTTCTATCGATGTTGTACGTGGAACAGGTGGCCGTCTTAATAACAATAAGAGGTTCACCACCAAAGAGTACACTCCACCTTTGTATGATGAATACACGTCATATTTCGAGGAAGAGCTGAACGAAAGGCTCCCCGGAAACATTGAATACAGCAACCCGGAATATATGGCCCAACTCCTCGCAATAATGACGGATGACCAAGTTGAATTGCAGGAGAAGATTCTCCGGTCAATTGAATTGCAGGCATCTCAAGCTCTTTTTACCGGAGCTGTGACCCTATTAAATAACGATAGCCTTGATTTCAAACAAAAGGCAAGTCATAATTTTGCAGCCGCTACCGTCTGGAGCAATACGTCGGCGGTACCTACTGATGATTTTATCACAGCGGCAACACTTAACCGGAAAGATGGCAAAACAGATTCAAGGGTTGCTATCTTTGGAGAATCAGCTTGGGAAAATTTTATCAAGCGCAACGGAGCTAATAACAGGTTTGATTTAATCAACATGGACCTAGGAAAAATTCAACCTCCGGTTATGAACATGGACGGAGCTGTTTTCCATGGTGTTTTCACAGCCGGTTCATACCAATTCCAGGCATGGACATATCCGCAATTCTATCTGGTTCCGACTGGATGGGGACTTGCCAACGAGGGAACATTGGTTCCTTACGTGCCAACCGACAAGGTCCTTGTTTTGCCCATGGCGAATGCAATTGACCTGAGATTGGTTTATGCCGGAATACCTCAACTGGTGGAGCGCGTTGACCCGATGCTTCAGGGACTCGGAATAACCAGAGTGCCGGAAAACGTGCGCGGTGATTTCATGCCTTACGGTTTGGTAGATGACGAAGCTACCTGCATTAAAGCAGGTGTAAGGTCAGCTCCGCTTTGTATTCCTACCCAGATTGATGGTTGGTCCGTTATTAAATCTGAGGGATAATTATATGTCAGATAAAAAAATTAAGCGCTATACGGTTAATTCTGGTTTTACGCTTACCAGCAAAAAAGGAGTAATCCATGCTGGTGGCGTAGTCTCTGCCGATTTGCTCACAATTAAAGATGCTCAAGAATATCTTGATAAGCTTGAAAAAGACGAAAAGATAACTTTGATTGTAGAAAAATCGGAGGAAACAAAACAGGAAAAACCGGAACCGGAAAAGAAATCAGAGCCAGAGAAAAAATCCATCGAATCGGAAAAATCAGATACTGAAAGTGAACCGGAACCGGAAAAGAAATCAGAAAAGCAAAGCGGATTTAAGGATAAGATTTTCTCGGGAGCACAGCGTAAAGAATAATGAATCTCTTGGAACAGGCGGAGAAAGATTTAAGCTTCACGGTTGAGGATAAAGACAATGGTTTTGGTATTTCCATAATCATTGTCAATAAAAACGGAACTCGATATGGTGAAAATGGAGAACTAATCGCTAAAACTCAAGACATAGGTTTCTTCATTGACCCAGGGAGTGACGTTGGAGTCCAGGACCGTACAGTTTGGATTGACCTCCGCCTGTCAACATTGAAAACATTGGGAGTTAATATTCCAAAAACAAAAGACGGTTGGAAAATTATTTATACAGACAAGCAAGGCGATACCTGGAATTTCGCAATTGAACTCGCGGCACCTGACAGGACATTGGGACTTTTGAAATTACATCTTAAATTTTTGACAACGGCATAATAAATGGCAGCAAAAATCACACAGTTAATAAATAAACAGGATTCATTTGAGTTAATCAGGGACCAAGTAGCTGCCATATTGGAGATTGAAAAAGAGAATCAAAAGTTACTATCAGGAGCAAGTGCGGCTGACTATGATTTTTCAGTATTTATAGAAAAATTTCATCCGTGGGAACTTTTGATTAATAGCAATGGAGATATTTTGAGCGATACTCCATTGATAAATGTTTTTTTTGATACAGCGTCGCAGAATAGTGGCCAAACATCATTACCAAGTCAGACTCACGTATATGACGGGATTATAAATATCGATTGCTATGGCGCAAAAAATACAGAAGAAGTGAGCGAAGGTGTCCATCTTGCAGGTGATGAATTGGCAGCAAGGGAAAGTCAGAGGATAGCCAGATTGGCTAGAAATATATTGGCTTTTAATGAATATTATCCAAAATTGGCATTGTCCGGCATTGTAAATTTTTTTACTATTAAACAATTAAACTCATTGCAGCCAAATATTCAGGACAGGCCGTCAAGCAATATCATGGTCACTCGAATTATGCTCAATGTGAATTATAATGAATTTAATTTTTCAACCGTGCCGGCTACATTGGAATTATTAGTTAGCAAATGCACCCGGCAAGAGGATGGGTCTTTATATTTTCAACAAAATTTTGAATACACTACTTGAGGAGGATTTTTATTATGGGTGTAGATATATCTGCTGTTTCGCGAGTTGTCGGAGTCGATGTCACTTTTGAAATTTTTGAAAGTGGTGCTGTAACTTATCTCCCGCAAAGAATAGCTCTTTTAGGGCAAGGAAATACGGCGGAAACTTTCAGCACCGACCCTGTTTCGGTTACAAGTCATGCAGAAGTTGCAGCATTATTGGGTTATGGTAGCCCTGGACATTTGGCAGCAAAGCAACTTTTCCCAAACAATGGTGACGGTGTTGGGAGTATTCCAGTTACTCTCTATCCAATGGTGGATGATGGATCCGCTGTTGCCGCCGCTGGAAGTATTGCGGCTTCAGGTACTCAGACAACACAGCAAAGCTATATCGTATATGTAAATAATATTCCGAGTCTTGGAATAACGATTCCAGCTACCACAACGGCAGATGCTGCACTCGGTTTAATCAAAACAGCAATCGAAGGTGTTCTCGATATGCCGATTATTCCAGGTACGGTTGCTGCCGGTTCTTTGCCAATAACAGCAAAATGGAAAGGGTTAACCGGTAACGATATTTATATATCAATTTCCGGTACAGAGGATGGAATAACTTTCACGGTAACTCAACCAACCGGCGGAACTATTAACCCGGATGTTGATACCCCACTGGCAAAAATAATTGAAGTTTGGGAAACCATGATTATCCCGACAACTACATATGACGATGCAACCACTCTACAAAAATTTGAAACATGGGGAGACGGTCGCTGGGGTGAAACTGTAAAAAAGCCGGCACTTGTTTTCCATGGCACGTATGACGATAGATCAACCAGGACAGCAATTACAAACGCCGCGGCCAGAAAGGATGATAAAATAAATGTCCTCATTCCTGCTCCCGGTGCAAACCATTTTGGTTTTGAAATTGCTGCCAGGGGTGTTGCCCGGATATCCAGGAAAGCACAAAATTATCCAGGTAATGACAATTATGACACACTTTCCGGTTTGGTTCCCGGTGCAGAGTCAAGCCAAGAGAGTTTTACTGAAAGGGATCTCGCGGTAAAGGCTGGAAGCTCAACCAGTATTCTTGTAAATGGTGACATTAAAATCAATGATTTGGTTACCATGTATCATCCTGATGGTGAGACAAACCCTGGATTTCGTTATGTTTGCAATATCATAAAATTGATGAATATTATTTTTAATATTCGGATAATTTTTGAAAGTGATGAATGGGCAGGGGCCCCGCTTATGCCAGCAGGTGTCTCGACCACAAGACCGGATGCAAAATCACCATCGCAGGCGCTGACGGCAATGGGAAATTTGGCAACAAATTTGCAAAAGCTGGCAATCATTGCCGATGCTTTATTCACACAGCAAAACATGACGTCTACCATAAATAGCCAAAATCCGAATAGACTGGATAATGTTTTCCCGGTCAAGCTTTCGGGCAACGTTCAAATAATTGACAATTATATTAAATTCGGATTTTATTTTCCGGCAGCTTAAATTTTAAGGAGGTTTATATAACATGGCAAGTCAAGGCGGTCCTATTGTAAACATGAGTATATCTGGGCGTACATTCGCCGTAACTCAGGATTCAGACCCACCAATAGATTTGGGCGGGAATGAAAATGATGTTGAAATGAATGGAGATAAATCTGCCAGGATAGTTTCAAAAATTGTCCCAGGTAAAATCGGTCCTGTAGCGTTGGTGATAGACCATGCAAACGGTGACCAACAGTTCATCCAGGAAATCAGGGATAATAAAGAGCTGGTCGATGTCAGCATAGAGCTGGCGGATGGTTCAATTTTTTATCATCGAGGTATCATCACTGATGCCGCTGAGTATAAGCCTAAAACTGGGACAATGGACGTTACCAGTAAAGGCGAACCACTGACGAAGCAATAAAAAAAAACGAGGTAAATTTATGGGAGATAAACAAATAAAAGTAAATCGTGAAACTGCAATCGAAGAATTTGAATTATGGTCCATGGCGTGGCGTATTGGAAGAAAAATGCGGAACGCAAACCAAAAAGACAAAGAAGAATTCGAGGAAAAGAAAACTCAAATAATTGACCTAATAGAGGACGGTTTTTTGTTGTTCGATTCTGGAGAGGATTGTCTTGAATATATGTTCCAAAAACCGGAAAAGGCGCGTAATCTAAAAAGCATAAAAATACATCGTCCAAGTGGTGACGCGATAACCAGCGGAGACAAGTATGAAGAAAAAGCATCCGGACACAGAACATTTGAAATACTCCATGACATGACCGGCAAGGAGGTTGCATTTTTCAAGGGTATAGATTGGTTAGACCTTGAACCGCTTACAACAATCATGAACATTTTTTTAGCTTCGTGACCTTCAGCCTTGCCTTAGATGGGCAGGAGGTCGAAAGGAGTGGTTTGAGTTGGGCGGCAATTCAGTTGAGGCAGATTTTGACAGATTATAACGGTTTGGGAGATTTCAGAAAATTAACATTAGATGAAATCTCTTTTTTTTATGAACCGTTAATCCCAGGGTTGGCAAAATATCAAAAGCAGCAAATGGAGCAGGATAAAAAATAATGTCCAGGTTTTCTGTAGAGGCAGTATTCAAAGCAATTGACCACATGACAGCTCCTATTGCTAAGATGCAGGGAAGTACAACAAGTTTTTCAAAACACTTGCGCCGTGATTTTGCAAAAGCCCAGCGTAGTGTAGAAAATTTCAATCGTTCAGTTAGGCAGAAAACAGCGCAAGGATTGAAGATGGCCCTCACAGGAGGCGTTATGGCGCTCGGTGTTGGTCTTGGATACGTTGCAAGGGAGTTTGTAAATTTTGACCATGCAATTGTATCGGCTACTGCTAAATTTAATGATTTGGTACCTGGTTCCGAAAATGCAAAAAAGGCAATGGAAGAATTGCGCGAAGTAGCTCGCAAAATTGGAGCGGAAACTCAGTTCACCCCTACCGATGCAGCGAAGGGATTGGATTTCTTGGCAATGGCCGGATTCAAAAGCAAACAGGCAATGGCACTTCTACCAGGTGTTGTAAATTTAGCAACAATTGCAAATACAGACCTTGGCAGGGCAACAGACATAGCTTCCGATATGCTTGGAGCTTTTGGTATGGCTACAAAAGAGGCTCTTGATAATCCAGCTATATTGGCAAAAAATTTCACACGCGTACAGGATGTAGTCGCGAAAACAATAACTTCAACAAATACAAATATGGAAGACTTGTTTGAGGCAATGAAATTTGGAGGTCCAGCATTCACGTCTGCCGGCCAATCTCTTGAAACTTTTAACGCGATAGCTGGGCGTATGGCGTCGTCCGGTATCAAGGGAAGCAATGCCGGAACTGCTCTCAGGTCAGCAATGGTTAGATTACAGAAACCGACAAAAGATGTTTTATTGGGATTACAGCAATTTGGATTGAGTCAGGAAGATTTAATTAAAGACGGAAAACTCATGGACATGGTGGATATAATGAAACTCATGGAAGAGCGCGGTAAGGGTCTAACTGATGTACAGAGAAACTCTGCACTCTCTGCCATAACCGGGAAAAATGCATTTAGCGCGTGGGCGGCAGTATTCAAAGAGGGGGTATGGCAAAGCGAAGCATTGAAAAAAAGTTTACAAAATTCCACAGGTGCATCCGCTGCAATGTCGGCAGAGATAAGAAAATCATTACTTAATCGTTTGAAAAGTCTTGGTTCGGCAGCAACAGAGCTTGGTTTTAAATTTATGGTTGCATTTGAAAAGCAGGGAGGAAATGCAATCGATAAATTGACAAAATTTGTTCGTGATTTCGACCCAACTCCTATAATCGAAGGTTTGAAATTTATTGCAAAAGTATTTGTTTTTGTTATAGGTGTAATCAGAGATTTCTGGCCTTTAATCGTTACACTGATAGCAATATGGAAAGGGTACCAGGCTGTATTATTTGTCGCTGCCGCTGCACAGCAAATTATGAATGTAGTTATGATGGCAAATCCAATTGGTCTAATAATTATCGGAGTAGCGTTACTTATTGCCGGCATAGTTACGTTATACAGAAATTGGGACTCGCTCAGTTTGAAAGCAAAAATATTTTTTGGAATATTGTCTTTTGCTTTAATGGGTCCGTTTGGTTTAATCATAGTCGGATTTATAGCATTAGCCAAACACGTTGGAGGTGTACAAAATGCTTTTATAGTTCTTGGAAAAATAATTGTCAGAGTTCTACTTGCTCCAATAAATTTATTGATTTTGAGCATTGAAGGAATTTTATATATGATGTCTAAAATTCCAGGTGTTGGCGGCAAATTCAAGGGAGCCTATGAGGCTGTATCAGGATTTCGTGGCAGGATAAACAAACCATTTGAAATTACAGAATTTGAAGAAAAGAAACGTGAAAGCTTCGGAGTTTTCAAATCAATGATGCCAGAAAACATGAGAGTCGGTGGACAAGGTGCGACCACGGCAGGGTCTGGTCAAGCTCCAACTACAAGCAGAAGTGTTTTTTCAAGCACTATAGAAAAAATGCAGAAACAAATTGTTGATATAAATATAAACAATCAATCTGATAATCCGGTAAACGTCGGTAGAGGGCGCCCAATTCATCGCGGTTCAAGGGCTATTGTTCCTGCATCTGGAAGTGCATCATAGCGGTAAATGATATGACTTTTGGATCTACATTTGAAGAAAGACTCGGAGAACGAGATTTAACAATCATCACACCTGATGACGAGGAGTATATTTTTACTGGCTGGACAGATTTTGAAATAACTAGGGAAAAGAAAATTTCTGAATATAAATTCGGAGACACAACAAAGCAGTTATTGCAAGATTTCGGACTCGGGAAGGTTTCAATTCCATTAACAATTTATATCACTGGCATTCATTACGATAAAGATGCCGATAGATTTGATAAATCTCTTCAGGCACGCGGACGCTGCGAATTATTTCACCCGGTGTATGGTAGATTTGATTGCATAATTTCTCCATGGACTCGTAAAGATGCGCTTGTATCTGGAAGAGGACAGGCTGTTTTTAATCTTACTGTTACAGAAACAATAATCCCGGAAAGACCTGAAACAGGTCAGGAGACAAGGGCGCTTACGCTAAACGACATAGAAGAGCTCGCAACTCTTCAGGTTGGTGTATTTGAGCAAAGTTTTTTAGCAGAGTTGGTGAGTGATATAATAGCAGCAAAGAATAGGATTACAAGTTTTGTTTCAAGTGTGCGGTCTGCTTTTCAATCTGTGTTAAATACAGTTGCGGATATCCAAAGCACATTTGATAATCTTGAAAAAAGTATTTTGAATAATATAGACTTTTTTCTCAGCGCCCCTGCTCTTCTGGCAACAAATTTGCAACGACTAATTGCATCGCCTGCGCGACTGGCAAATAATGTAAAAAAACGAGTCGATATTTATAGGGATTTATATAATAATTTATTAAATCCTGTTTCTGGGACAGGCCAGAACGCAAAAAATCAAGCTGCCGAAAAGCAACTTCAGTCTGTAGCGATATTATCTGCAATTTCAGAAAGCAATTTATTTCCAGAAAATATTCCCGACGATACTGCTGATACAAATGAAATTCTTGGATTTTTAACGCAAAACGATGCCATAAATGCAGCGACAGATTTAGCAAATGATTATTTCGCAATACAAACTTTTCTTGATGAATTGCAGCAATCAAGCGAGGGAGATACGCTTGAGTATAGGTTCGAGGTATCGGATGAAATAGCAAAGTTGATAAAAAAAATAACTTCTGAAACTGCAAAAAATTTAGTAAGACTTAGTTTTTCATTAAAAACTGAAAAAATAATTGAAGTTCAATCAGATACAAATTTAATAAATTTATGTTTTGATTTGTATGGGACAACAAGTAATTCTCAGATTGATTTTTTGATACAGACAAATGGGTTAACCGGAGAAGATTTATTGACAATTAAAAAAGGAACACTGATAAAAAGTTATGCCTGATTTCCCAAATGAAATAGAAGTTTCAGAAAATAGTATCGACCCGGAAACCGGAAAGAGTGATGAGGTGTCTATTATTGTCGATGGGTCGATTTATCGATTTTGGGAAACCGTGGATATAAATTTTAGTTTTGATGATTTTGCAGATACTTTTACAATTTCAGGACCTTTTGATTTTGAAAATAGAAAATTTCTTGATTTATTCAGGCCGTATAAATATAAAGAAATTGGATTGTATGTCGCAGGAGAGTTAAAATTGACAGGAACACTTTTAAGCCCATCTCCGTCAAATACTCCTGATTCAAGCACTATTTCAATTTCAGGGTATTCTGCTCCTGGAATAATAGCGGATTGCAACGCTGCGCCTGTAGATTGGCCGATAGCAATAAATGGATTAAATCTTGAAGAAATTGCAAATAAATTGACAAATCCATTTGGAATAAAGGTTTTATTTGAGTCAGACCCTGGGCCGAAATTTTCAAAATCTGATAAAGTGAGAATGGATGTTGATGAAAAAATAGGAAATTTTTTAATAACATTGGCAAAACAACGCGGGTTAATTATAAATTCAAATATGAGCGGAGAGCTTGTTTTTAGCAAGGTAACATCAGAAAATGCAACTTTATCTATTGTTTCCGGGCAATGGCCATGGATTGGGAGTAATTGCAGTTTTGATGGACAAAATATGTTTTCGGCCATAACTGCAATCGGTACAAACAATAAGAGAGGATATGGTTCCAGGGTTACCGTGGAAAATCCGGCACTTGCTTCTGTGGAACCGGCAAGACATAAAATTTATCATGCTGCCGATGTTTTATCTGGAGGTCTCCAGACTTCGGCAAAGGCAGAACTTGGAAGGATGATTGCCGACAGCTTAAAAATAAATTTATCAGTTGTTGGATGGCACCGTCCGGATGGTTTAATATGGTCAGATAATCAGAAAATTATTTTTCACAGCCCGAGAGATTTACTTATCTCAGAACATGATTATGTAATCAGAAATGCTAAATTAACCAAGGGACCAGATAAGGCAACGACAGATTTAGAACTTGTTTTGCCTGAATCTTATAGCGGAGAAATACCTAAAAGTTTTCCATGGGAAGATTAAAATGTCAAAATCATTCATAGGAAAAATATTAAAATCTTTCATTGAAGACGAAGTACGAGAAATTTCAATTGAGGTTTATGAGGGATACACGCAAGAGTCAAGACAGGTTTTACCTCCCGGAATTGACGCAAATCCTCTTCCGGATGACCAGGGATTCGGAATGGAAATCGGAAAATCAAACGGGAAGGATGTTCAATTTGGGATTATTTATGATAAACCTTTAGTTGAAAATGGAGAAATAAAAATTTTCGGACGGGATTCAAGCGGAAATATTGTCAGCTCGGTATATTGCAAAAAAGATGGAAATATAGAAGTAAATGGAGGCTCAAAAAATGCGGCCCGCAAAGATGATGCAATAAGCTCAACCAGTACCGAAGATTCTGTTTTTTGGACATGGATAGCAGCGGTTCACGCCGCATTGCAATCAAGCCCGGCGAATGGAGTAGTTGCCGTAGCGGCTCCGACAAGTATAACCGGAAAAATCACCGAGGGCACAACCGAGGTATTACTCCCATGAGCAAATTAAGACAGGGTGATATATTATTATTTAATACCGAAGATGGGGGAGAAATAAAGGTTGTTAATGGCGAACCTGTAATGGACGGTGGTTTTGAATCCGCAATATATTTATCATTGTTTCAGGGAGATGGAAAATCTCACTGGATGGAAGAGTATCAAAATGAATCAGAAAAATCCAGAAGCGAAGGCATAAATTTCATTGAGGGAAATAATAAAACAATTTCAAATATAAATAGGGCTATAATTTTATTTCAGAAAGATTTGCAATGGCTAATTGATAAAGAAATTGCTGATATAATTGATATAGATTTTGACGATGTTTCAATTATTAGATCAAAATTCACTATTAATATTTTGAAAAACGGAAATACTGTTTCAAAAATTGAATTTCAGGTAAATTGGAATTATCAAAAATCAGACCCAGCGAGCGGGAGACTATAAGCAATGGCAATAAGCACAGCATCGTTATCAGAAATCAGGGACCAAATAGTTTCAGATATAGAATCCAAGGGTGGATTTACCATCCCGGTATTATCGAAAGCAGTTTGGTATATTTGGGGATTTGCCCTTGCTGGGATTTGGATGATACTTTACAAATATGGGTCAGACGCATACAAACAGAGATTCGCTCAAACTGCCAGCCGTAGATTTTTGATACTTTTGGGCGAACTTATTGGAGTCACTATACAGCCCGAGACAATATGGGAAGGACAGGGACAGGTAGTATCAACAACGGCAACTGGTAATCTTGAAGCAGGGACGCAGCTTGTAAATAATAATACAGGAGTTGTCTATACCGTATCGGTGACAATTCCGAAGTCAATCGGAACGATGACGGTTGACTTGGTTTCTACCCAGGGCGGAGATATCTCTGATTTGCAAATTGGAGATATTTTGGATTTTATTTCTCCGCAACCTGGACTTGCCAATACTTGCACAATCAGCGCAGTAACTACAGCCGGAGAAGACGAAGAGGACCTTGAGACATATCGGCAAAGAGTTATAAACGGATATCAGAAAAAGCCACAGGGAGGCGCAGAGGCAGATTACGAGGCTTGGGCACTCGAGGCTCCAAATGTAATCAATGCGTATCCGTACGCAGCAACGGATCCAGGGAAAGTTGATATTTATATCGAAGTTGACAACCAGCCGGATGGCATACCAACAATTGGTCAATTGACTGCAACAGAGGATTATATTTTATATGACCCAGTAACCGGCAAGAAAACACGCCGGCCGGTCACAGCCGAGCCAGTTTTGAAAGCGATAACCAGGAAGGCATTTGATGTCACAATTTTGGCTTTGAGTCCTGATACTGGAACTATACGGGCAGCAATAGAAGAGGCAATTTCCGCAAATTTAATCGGGAAGGCTCCTTATCTTCAGGGACTTACCATAACCAGGAATGATACTATTTCCGATTCTGAGATTACTAGTGTTGTCCAGAGTGTTATTTCTGACTATGCGGCAACTGTGTCCGAGGTGACTGTGTACGATAGTGGGACCCCGGTGGATAATTATGTATTGCAGGAAGGGGAAAAGGCAAAGAGCGGAACTGTAAGCTATGTTTAATTTTTTACCTACAATAAAAAAATTACTCCCAAATGGGAGAGCGTTTCGTGTTTTCTATAATACGATGCATGAAAAAATTCTCGATGGTTCACAGGTAGAGGCTGGGCGTGTTAAGGATTTTACTGATTTAGTAAGAGATTCCGGGATACCTGATGGAAATTTATCTGCAGATGTCCTATCAGACTGGGAAATATTTCTTGGGTTACAGCGCAACGATGATCTGACGGATGTTGAAAGAAATGATAGGATTTCCGGTAAATACGCTTCTCAGGGAGGACAGGGTCCTGATTATATAGAAGAGGCATTGCAGGCATCCGGATATCCTGTTTATGTGCAAGAAAATCCTGCACCGCGGACAGACCCGAGCACTGTAACCGGAACTTTAATTCCAGGGCCTCTGGTTTGGCAGGCAAGGCGGACATATTCGCGTACCCTGGGGAGTGCAACAACTCTGAGTAGTGCGGCCACATTAGGAATTTACTCCGGAACCGGAATTTTTGAAAAAGAATATACATTACCAAGTGACCCGAATTTATTTGTTTTTTTCTTTTTTTTGACAGGTCCATTGGGGCTTGGTGATTTTGTAAATATTGCGGCAACTAAAAAACAAGATTTTATTACTCGCGTTATACAATTAAAGCCGGCTCATGTTTGGTGTATAGCGCAAATAAACTGGACTTGAGGGAAATAAAATGTTTGATATAAGCGGATTAAGCAACATAGATGCACCCACGGCGAATTTGCCTTTAGGGGCAATGAGAAACGATATGATACCTGGAGATGGAACAGGTACAGAGATAGTCGAACCATATTTTCAGGATATGTATTACGCACTTTATGCTGTATTAAATGATGCTGGAATTGCACCGGATAACTCGGAAGAGGGGGCGACCGGGTCTCAATTTTTGGACTCTCTGAATACTATATATGTCCGCAAAGATACGGCGGAGTTTCGTCTTTATAACTCAGCCGTGGCTCACGGAATAACTGCACTCAATCTGACGACAAATACATATGGCATATCACAGATAAATGACGCCTCCGGGGGTGGGCTTGATATCACTGGAGTAAGTGACTTGGCAGGGATAAGCGGGTTTACCATGCGCGGGATTATCGGGGTAACTGACCCGACGGACACAATCCCGGCAATTAGCTTAATTGGTGGAAAGGCCGATGGTGCGGCGGGCTGGCAGGCATTGGGTGCGGCGGAAACTGTTTTCCAAGTGAGTAATTATACGACTGCTTTGATGACTATGTTGGGTGATGGGAAAGTCGGCATAAATAAATCATCTTCTTTGTTAGCCCAATTGCACGTGGAAACAGGCACTAGTGTTATATCTGGTATGTTCGGTACATCTACAGATCAAAATGATATATATTTCATTAACTCTGGAATAAATTCTGGCTATGGGTATAATGGAGAGGCTGCATTATACCTCAGCTATGCGGGATATCAAAATGGATACACTCAATTTAGAGATACAGTTGTCGGAAACGGAAAAGCGGGGATAATCGCAACTTTTGATGGAAGTGCTAACGCGTTTAACATCACGTCCGGCGGCGTGATGCAGCATAATGGAACTTCTGTACTCGGATACGAAGCCACCGGAAATAGTGCAGTGTTTTTGAGGTATATAAATTTTACAAGTACCACAAGCGTAAATACTTCATCGTTGCCAAATTATGTTGCTTATTCTGGAATAAGCTTCAATACTACTTCTGATTCATATATCGCTGTAATTTTTTATAATAGCGTACAAATAGGTTTTATGGAAGTCGGCACCGGCACAGCAAAGAGTTGCAGCGGGACCATTTGGTATTATGCCTCTGCTTAATATTTTTACAAGGAGAACTTCAAATTATGGCAATGCAAAAAACAATCGATTTTGACGGCTCCGGAAATGAGCTGAATTATCACAGAATTTCCAGGGTGTCTTATTCCCACGACTCTAAATCTGGGCAGGTTTATATCAGCTCGTATGTCTCACAGGATACCAGGGCCGGAGGTAAACAACGAGTTGGTGATGAGCGTCCTTTACCGTTTTCCCTGGAAGATTTACCTGACCCGGTAGAGCCAACCAGGGAGAATATTTACAATTTCCTTTCCACTCAGGAGAATGGATTATTTTTTCAAGCATCAAAATTATAAATTTTAGCGAGGTAAACTATATGTCAAAAGTAGATTTTAACCAGGAATTACACGATATGGACGGTGGCTCTATGTCAGAAATGGACAGGGACTATAAAACAGGAATGATGGTGAAAACAGGAAATATTGTCACATTGAAAAATGTTTCCTGCAACTCACTCAAGGTTTTAGTACAGGGAGAGGACCAGACTTTTGAAATTCAAAAGAAAAAATACGATCTCACACAAAAAATCTTGAAATCAAATGGACCTGTGGATATTACATCCGAGGAAGCAGTCTTAATCAAGGAAAGGATTGCCAAGATTTACCGTGATACCTGGATTACCGGCCAATGTGGTGAAATGCTGGAAGGGAATAAACCAAATTTGACATTGGCGGAATAGATTAATGGCCATGTCGTCAAATATAGAGGAATCAAAATGCAAACCAATGCGCAAATTATTACTTATATCGTGGTTGTCATTATCATTGGCGGCATGGCTGTTTTTTTACAGTCTTTGGTTTTATTCCTACTTGGTTCAATCAAGAAATCTATTGACGATGTTTGGATTGAGGTAAACAAAATCAGGGACAATAATAAAGATATCGAAGTCGATATAGGAAAAATTCAAACTGAATGCAAAAATAATCATAGGTGAGGTAATAAATGAAAACAATTGAAATTAAAATGCAACCTGTTAGTCAAGTAAAGCAATTGTGGAGTAAAATAATTCAGTCATGGGGCTGCAACATAATGTGTATGCTCTCAATTATCATATTCTATACTCAGAAAAAAATCACGGCAAAAGATTTTTATTCCAGGCTCCTAAAGTATGATGTGGTTAGAGAAAAAAATGAATCCGACTATGCCTATATCCGTGATTACTATATGATTTTTAAAATTTATGGAATTGAAAAAGTCAGTTACCATGTGACCACTAATTTTAATTATGAAATAATAGCGGATAAAATTTTTAGCAATATTCCGATAAAGGCAAGATGCAAGACTAAATCTGGATATCATTTTATGATCATTCATGGATATACAGAATCTGATTTTGGTAAAATAATTTTCAACGTAATTGACCCGATGGAAAGAGATGATTTCGTTGACTCTGAAACATGGGAATTTTTTTCCATGAGGAAAGGTGACAGGGAATATTCTGGAAGAGTACTTGACCGGATTGAATGGTTTGAGGTGTAGCATGAAAGATAGAATGAAAAACTGGATAGAATTCCTCTATGGTAAAAATGTTAAATGGCGCTGGGTAAAAATTATTTTAACCATATTGGCCATAGTGGTTGGGGCTATGATGTTATTTAATGTTACATTGGACCTCGGATGGTTTAAGATCCGTCCCATTGATCCTTCAAAATTTAAGGCGGTGAAATAAAATGATAACCGATAAAATCAAAAAAATATTATTCTGGATTTTATTTGTGATTATCATGGTCGCTGGCTGGATATTTGGATTGACCGGGTGCAAGACATTCTTTGAGCCAAAGCAATTACCTGATGAGCCTATGATTTGCTATCAAAGCAGATATTGTCTATATGCGTGCCAAAGGATAGGATGTAAAGATTTATCAGGTTGTATGCTTAACTATTCATCCCCATGTAAAAAGATAATTCTAAAAGAATATTGCGATAAACTTTTTCAAAATGAAAAGTTAGAGTCAAAAACTTGTCAATTAAATCTGAATTAAATGCCTTTCATAAATTACCTCGCACAGTAAATTTAGCTTTCCGGTGTGCCAGCACCGGAGTTTTTTTATTCTCTTATTACCTCATATATCCCGCCCATTTCTTCAAGGACTTTTCTAAAATCTTTTTGCTTTTCCGATAGGTCACCCGTTGCCTTTAATTCCCAGGCCGTGAAAATTGCGACCTTGTGTCCGACCATGTCAGGAGTTATGGCGACAGATGTCCATCCGCTCATATCTGGATAACCATCGGGAAGACCTTCAACTTTTCCCCAATTGGTTCCAGCTTCCCGGCCCAAAATGATCCGGCATTGGTACGGAACATACGCATATTTTTAGAAGGGTTAATCCTGATTTCATTCAGCTTTTTATTTTTGAGTTTGTTTTCTTTGCGTCCCATACGAGTTATCCTTGGTTATCACGACGTTAACGTCTGATAACCTTGTGTTAGCTG